GCTCGGTGAGGAGTTGGCTGACTGCGTCGATCTGACTGGCGGCCGTCCCGCCGGCCTTGTAGCGGGCGCGTCCCTCGTAGACGGCGGCCATCTCGAGCAGGTACTGCCCTGTGCTGGGGTCGAGGGTGTCGCCCTCGGCCTCGGTCCCGATGGTCACGGTCTCCGTCATGACGGACTCGGCGAACGCCCGGCCCATGCCGAGAGCGCCGGTGAGGACGCTCACCGGGTGCCCCCGGTGTAGATGGTGCTGCCGTACTGGGAGCGCAGTGACGCCTCGGCGCGGGCACTGAGGCTCATGCCGGTCCCAGCGCCGCCGTCGGCGAACGACGCTTTGAAGTCGTCGATGCTGACCGAGGACAGGCCGCCGACCGTGAGCCCGAGCTTGAGCTCGAGCGGAATGAGTGTCTGCGAGACCAGGACGCAGGCCCAGCGGGCGAGTCCGGCGGGCGCGTCCTTGAGGCCGAAGGTGAAGGTCACGTCGACGGGGTCGTCGCCGTCGACGCGGATGCTGTCGTCTCGGCGGCGGAACGTGACGGGCCTGCCGTCGCGCTCTACCTGGTCGACGGAGGCGACCGGGTGCTGGGGCAGGTCGATCCACCCGCCGTCGGGGTAGGCGGTGTAGGTCGACGTGGTCTGAGGGTAGATCTGCTGCCCGATGACGTCCTCCCGGAGGTAGGTGGACGCATCCTCGAGCAGTTCCATCAGCCAGGGGGTCTCAGCGTCACCGAACGTGCGGTTGAGCTTGAGTGCGAGCTGGTCGACTGTCGCGAATGCGTCCACCTGGGGCCTCCTTAGACGGCGGCCGGAGCCGAGTAGGTCGACGCCTCGAAGGACGCGGTCGCCGACGCGAGGGCGGTGGGGCGGGTGACTGCGGCGCCGTAGACGTTGAGACCGCGGACGATGTCGGCGAAGCGCTTCTCGGAGCGGATGGCCTCGGTCTCCGTGATGGAGTCGGCGAACGCGTAGGCGTCGGAGACACCGGCGAGGAGGACGAGGTCGTCCTTCGCCTCGGTGCCGCCGCCGACCTTGGGCACGTTGTTCGAGATGAGGATGTCGAAGCCGAGGGCGCGCTTGACGATGCCGTTGCGGAGGGTCTCGTCGGTGCCGGCCGAGTCGACGTTCGAGAAGCGCGGGTCGTTCTCGATCGCGCTGAGGAACTTCGGCGGGACGACCACCCAGCGGCCCTCGAGGGGCACCGACTGCTCGTTCAGCTTCTCCTGCAGGGCGACGAGGACGTCGTAGCCGAGCATCTGACCGAGGCCGGCCTTGCCGCCGCCGTAGACGATCTTGACGCGGCCGACCTTGTTGGCCGCCGCGACGCCCTTGACGAGCAGGTTCGCGATGAAGCCGTCGATCTTGTCGCGGAGGCCGTAGCCGGCGGACTGGGTGGCGGGCCCCTGGAAGTCGCCGGCGGCCTGAGCCTTGTCGACGTCGTTGACGTAGAAGGCGAAGTAGTCACCCTGATCGATGAGCAGGTCGATCTTGCCGTCGGAGAGCTGCTCGATCTCGATGTCGGTGAGCTTGTCGTACGACTTGATCGTGACGTCGTTCAGGGTCGTGATCTGGACCGACGAGCCCTTGCCCTTGATCTCACCCGAGTAGCGGGTGGTGGCGAGGGTCTGCTGCCCGTAGACGAGCGCCTTGCGGTACGGCACGAGGATCGCGGCGGCCCAGAGCTTGGGGACGAAGTTGGAGATAGACATGAGCTACCCCTTTCAGCTTTTGCCCGAGATCTTGTCGAGGCGGCCGAGCTTGGCTGCCTCGAGGATCTGGGCGGGGGACATGGAGTTGAGGTCGTTCTGGGTGAGCTGCGAGGGCTTGGGGCTCTTGCCCCTCGCCCCCTGATCGGCCCCGCCCTGGAAGCGGGGTGCCGTGGCCGCGCCGAGGTGCGGCTTGCGGCTGATGAGGTCGTCGATGGCCGCGCTGAGCGCGTCCGTGTCGACCTCTCCGTCGTCGTCGACGTCGAAGTCGTCGACGTCGATGTAGAGGGCGGCGTCGCTGACGTCGGCGAGCTTCCCCTTGGCGGCCGTGCGGAGCTCGGCCTTGACGATGCGCTTGTTGGCGGCCTTGGTCGCGGCCTCCGTCGCCTCCTGTCGGGCGGCGCTGAGAGCACGCTCGGCATCGGGCTTGTCGGCGTTCTCGCGCTCGGCCTTGAGTCGGTCGAGCTCGGCCTTGTGCTCCCTCGCCAGCTTCCGGGCAGCGTTGCGCTCGCCCTTCATGGCGTCGAGCGCCTTCTTGCCGGCGTCGCCGAGGTCGGACGGGTCGGACGGGTCGGAGGGGTCGGACGGGTCAGGGTCCGTGGGGTCCGGATCGGACGGGTCCGGGTCCGTGGGCTCGGGGTCCGTGGGCTCCGGGTCCGGGGGGGTCGGGTCGTCGTTCTTCGGTGCCATGGTCTGCTCCTGGTGGGGTCGGTGACCGGTTGCCGGTCGTGGTGCGTTCTTCCGCGTTGCGCGGGAAGTCAGAGGGGGACGCCGAGGAGGCCGGCAAGGTTCCGGACAGAGTCGGCGGCGTAGCGCAGGTTGGCGACCTCGTCGGCGTAGGTGTCCTCGAGGAGGCGCATCTGCCGCGGCGTGATGGGGTCGAGGCGCGTGTACTTGTCCGCGCTGTTGGCGCCGATGGATCTGGGCATGACCCCGGTGCGGCCGACGTCGAGGCGGACCTTGGCGTCGTAGAGCCGACGCTCGGCGGCCGTCATCGTGTAGCGGTTCAGCGGGTCACGCTGCCCGGTGGCGCGGGCCCTCGTGACGGCGTCGCTGGCGGCGCGTGCGCGACCGCCCTTGCCGAGCTGGCCGAAGCCCTCTCGCTGGCCGATGATGTTGCCGCCCGCGGTCTGAGGCCCCGTGATGAAGCCCTCCCGCTCCATGAGCTTGATGGCGTTCGTGCGGGTGCCGGCGGTCCGGAAGATGTCGTCGAGGGTCATCCGCGAGGGGGTGCCGAAGCGCTGCGCGGCCTTGGAGGTGGCCAGGCCTCGGCCGCCCTTCGCGGCGCTCCCCGTGTTGACGACGCGGTAGATGTCCGCGCCCTCTCGGATGGCGCGGGCCTCGATGCGACCGAAGACCTTCTCCTGCTGCTCGGGGTCGAGCGACTTGAAGTAGGCGTAGGGGTCGGTTCGCAGGTCACCGGCCACGTCCTCGGACGCGGGGATGTGACGGCAGTCGCAGCGAGGGTGGCGGAGGAAGCCTTCGTTCCAGCGGAACCACTTCCCGGCGAGGATGATGCACCGGTTGCACGAGGGCGGGTTGAGCATGCGCGTGTAGCCGGTGATGGCCGGGCGCTGCGCGATGTCGGCGGCGACGACGTCGCGGCCTGTGTCGGCCATGACTGTCAGAAGGGTACGAGTGAGCCGCTTCTCCGCGGCGAGCAGGGCCGCCTGGGGCGTCTCGCCGCGGGCAACCGCAATCTTGGCGTGAATCGGCGGCCAGTCGAGCAGCGTGCTCATGCTGCGTCCGTCCGGCGCCGCGTCGAGGAGCCGTGCAGTGGAGACGAGACCGTGGGGGGCCGCGTCCTGGCCGGTCTCGCGGAGGAGAGCGGGGGTGTAGTCGAGCGACGATGAGGCGGCTGCCGCCCGGCCCCTCTGCACGAGGCGAAGGAGGCCGGGCTTGACGTCGGCGTAGGAGGCGTCGAAGTCCTCGGTCACGCGGCCGAAGAGCTTGCGGGCCGATGACACAGTCGCGGCCGAGATCTGCTGCTGCTGCGCGTAGTAGCTAGCTGCTGCCTCCGGAGTTGGCAATAATCTCGAGCTCCCTAGTCGCGGCCTCGATCTGCGGGTCGAGGAGTTCCTTGTCGCGCATGGCGAGGACGCGTTGGACGTCGATGGGGTCCATGCCGTCGAGCTCCATGAGGTACTCGAGCGGGTAGCCCATGGCCTTCTTCTTGCCGAGGGCGTCCGCCAGCTGCGCCTCCGAGCGGATCTCCGGGTTGGACCAGACGACCTTGGACAGGCGCGTGACCGAAGCCAGGGCGCTGTCGTTCTGCACTAGCGCGATGAGGCGGAAAACCTCGCGGAGCGCGGAGCTGGCGAACGTGTGGAACTCGAGGGTCTTCTTGACGAGCCCGATCTCGGAGGCCTTGAGCCCGTCGCCGTTCACGTTCGAGATGCCGCCGCTCGTGACGAGGTAGGTCGGCGGCGTCCGGGTCTGCGCAGCGACGTGCCCGACCATGACCTCGACGGCGTCGGTGAAGACGTCGAGGCGGGCTGCTTCCCAGGAGTCGATCTTCGCGTTGTCGCCGGTCGCGTAGAAGAGTCGCTTCTCGGCGAGCTCCTTCATGTCGACGACCTTGGTGCCGATCTGCTTCCCCTCCTTGTCGAGGATGGGGATCTTTGGGGGCTCGGACCCGAGGACGACGCGCGCCGGCATGGACGCGTAGTCGGCGGCCAGGAACATGTAGGCCCACAGGAGGTTGATGCCGTCCTGCATCGGGATGACCTTGCGCACCTCGGACACCGGGTCACCGCCGAGCAGCGGGCGGTTGGGGATCTCGACGACGGGGACGAGGCCCAGGGGGTTGTCGATGGGCCAGGTCTCGTCGGGGACCTCACGGGGCACCCAGCCGCCGTCGGCGAGGTTGCGCAGTCGCTGCTGCTCAGCCTGTGACGACCGCTCGTCCTTGGGTAGCTGCAGGCCGCGCTCGTACTTCCAGACAGCGTCCGGCGTGTAGAGCGTCGCGAACTCCTTCGAGTCGTCCGCCCAGGTCTTGAGGGCCGCCTTCCGGATGCGAGGGTTCGCGAAGTCGTACTCGATCTCCACGTTCGAGGAGTGCTCCCAGGTGACGACCGGGTTGTCGTCCTTGTCGCCCCAGACGAGCACGAACGAGCGCGACGTGGTGAGCGTCGAGATGAAGCCCTGCGACGACTGCGCGTCCAGGTCGTTCATCAGCCACTGCTCGTGCAGCAGCTTCGCGGCCTTGTCGTACTCCGGGATCTTGAGACCGCGGTACTCGATCCGCTCACCCTCAGCGTCGACGACCGGGCCCGCCCAGTTGTCCGCGAAGTCGGCGTACCGCTCACCGTTCTGCTTGCGCCACTCAGCCGTCGCGAACGAGAGCGGTTGGTCGCCGCCGTAGTAGGCCTCGGCCTTCTCGTTGTACGGGCGACGGGCGGCCAGGCGCAGGTAGATGCGGTTCACCAGGCGGAGAGCGTCAGCTGATTCCACGGGCACCTCCGGAGGGGCTAGTAGTAGATGAGGTTGTCGGCGGCAGGCTTGTTGTCACCGGCCGCGATCGCGTCGCAGGCGGCCTCGTGCGCGAGGGTGGCCGACATCAGGTAGTCGAACTTCTGGTGCTCACTGGCCTTGCCGAGGATGTAGCGGCGCTCGCCAGTGGCGGTGTCGAGTCCCCGTGCTCGGATGACGGCGTTGCGGGTGTGCTCGGCCATTTCGGCGTCATCGTCATGCCGGAAGGTGGAGTCGGGGTTGTAGACGTCGGTTCGGAATCGCTCAAGCGATGGCCACATGCGGCCGATCTGGTTCGTCGGCCACTTGATGAAGGTCTTCTCCCCGAAGACAGCGCCCCAGTCGTCAATTTCGGTCTCCCAGGCCTTCGGGTCGAGATAGGCCCTGACGACGTCGTAGTCGTTGCAGATCTCCTCGATGGCCGACCGAACTTCGGACCGCGGGATGCGGCCGTCCCAGTCCTGCGGTCGCCACTGTGTCGGGCGCTCGGCGGCGCCGTAGGTGGGCGTGAACTGGTAGAAGTCGAGGGTCTCGAGGCGAATGCCGGTGTAGTCCTCGTTGTCGCTCCCGTCGAACCCGAGGCAGACCTTGGCGCCCTTCGCGACGGCGCGCTTCTCGGCCTTCCTCCCCCACTTGGCGGAGTCGAGCCAGCGGCCCTGTCCTGGGACGATGCGGTTGCCGAAGAAGCGCTCGGCGTCGGCCGGGTCCTTCTCGAGCATCTCGAAGGCCTGGCCCTCGATGGAGTCGATGTCGACCCAGGGGGCACCCTTGTAGTTGAACGCGAAGATCTTGCGCCGCTGGCGCTTCACCGCGAACGAGAGGTCGGCCGGCGGCTGGCGGAAGTCTCGGTTCAGGTCCTTGGCGGTCGAGTTGAACGTGCGCTGCGCGACGGAGTCTTCGGCGGGGTCCCAGGCGTTGGTCGTTTCGATCGCGCGTCCGCCCATGCCAGCGAGGCCCTGGCGTTGCTTCTTCGCCAGGTTGTGGCCGCCGTTCGACTGGACCCAGAGGCCCGTCTCGTCTTGAGGGACGAAGGTGACGCGCTGTCCGAGTCGCGAGGTGGCCTTGGAGGTCACGACGTCGATGCGGCCGTCGTTCGGGAGGCGGATGAACTCCTCGCCGGTCTTCGGGATGACCTCAGCCAGCGGGCCGAGCTCGATCATGGGGCGGAGGGCCCCGTAGGTGTTGTCGGTCTGGTCCTCGCTGGTGGCGGTGATCTGAATTAGGGGCGTGGCCCAGGGCCTGCCCATCGGCTCGCCGGGCTCGTACTCGTAGTACCAGCCACAGCCGCAGCCGTAGTCGCGGCAGTCGTAGATCTCGCCACCTTCGGCCCAGCCAGCGAAGAGCACGGGCCCCACTGCTTCGACGCAGACGAACCCTGCGATGAGGGGCGACTTGCCCCACTTCTGAGCTCGCACGAGGAGAGACCGGCGGTAGACGAAGGCCGGCCCCTTTTGGCCTACCTTCGCGCGGTCCTGCACGGTGTAGTGGTTGGCCATGAACTGCAGCTGCTCGGTGCCCAGGATGAAGGGTTCGCCGCGGCTCTCCTGGTCGGGAATGACGCAGTGCGCCTCCACCCACTCGGGAACGACCATCATGGGGCTAGGCATCACCCACCGCCTTGAGTCGATCGCGGGCTGACGCCCTCTTCGTAATGCGCTTCGGCGGGGCAGCGTCCTCCTCGGCTCGCCGCGCGCTGAGCTCGTCGTCGGCGATCTTCCACCGCAGGGAGTGCAGGCCGGGCAGGGACAGCCCGAGCTCGGCGGCCATCCGCAGCGCGGCCGTCTTCATGGCAGCGACTGCCTCGGGCTCGTTCGACTGCAGGTAGGTGCGCACGTAGGCGGCGACTTCGTACTCGAGTCCGAGCTTGGCCCACATGGCGGCCTGTGGCCGGCGCCAGAGGTTCGCCCAGAGGGCGAGCTCCCGCTCGTAGAAGGTCAGGGTCGCGTCCTCGTCGAGCTCCTTGACCCGCTTGCCCTCGTCCATGTAGACGTTGAAGATCGGGTTGGCGGGCAGCGGGTGCTCGACGACTGGCCCCTGGTAGCCCTCGGCCGGCAGGGTTGTCCACTCGGCGTCGGTCTTCCGATCGCGCCGCAGGGCAGTCGGGTCGGGCGGTGGTCCCGATCGGGACCGGGGTCCTCCGCTTGGCATGGTCGTCTCCTCGGCCGCGTCATGCGGAATTCTGATACCCGATATGCGGGTCAGCTGACCCCCTCCGGATGTTTTGAACCTGGCAAACTTCTTAGCGACCTCCCCGGCGGTCCGCGGCACCGGGGTTGAGGTGACCCCCTCCCCACCCCCGCGGCCGCGGCGGGGCCCGGGACGCGGCGGTCAGCGGGAGTGCCAGCCTCCGGGCTGGTTGGCGGCCGTCTCGCGGTCGTGGCATGACTTGCACAGTCCGCGTCCGTACCGGGGGTCGTTGCTGTCCAGTCCGATGTCGTCGAGGTGGCGCTTGTCTCGTGGGTAGTGGTCAGCGACGGTCGACTCGGCGATGGTGCAGATGACGCAGATGGGATCGCGCTCGAGGACACCGGGCCGGAAGCGGAGGCGGTGTCCTCGCGAGGTGTAGCCGCGCTCAGCTGCTGTGCCGCGGTGCCTGTCGGCACTGACGCGGTGCGCCTCACACCTGCTGCCCTCGCCGGTCTCGTAGATCGCGGGGCAGCCAGCTACTGCGCAGACGCGCATCGGCATGGCTACTCCGAGGTCGGCGGGCTCAGCCGGTAGCTCGGGTCCTGCACGAAGTGGTAGCGGGGCGTGGCCTCGGTGAGCACCTCGTGCGAGACGACACGCCACCCCGCGGGCAGGTCGTGCAGCGTGGTGGTGGTGAGGCGCGGGCGGTCGGGGAAGTCGAGCGCCGGCACCGGCTTGCCGTCGTCGCCGCTCACGAAGCTGGCACCCACCTCGTCGAGGACGAGGTGGGTGACGACGACCTTGCTGCCGTCGAAGGAGAACGGGTGCTCGGG